ACATTATTTCCATCATATTCTCCACCAAATGTTCCAATACCAATTGCAGTATCAAATGTTCCAATACCAGATGCTGAAAGGAATGCTGATTGCTGTATATAAATGTCAGTTCCATCTTGAACCATCATAATTTGTTGAACTGATTTAGTAGTTCCAATTCCAACTTCAACTAAAGATTTGGAAGCATCGAATAAGTTTTTATCTAAACTTAAGAATGAAGTAGATACTCCCGAAGTTGTTGTAGAAAAACCTGCTTCATAAATTGCAGATCTTTCATTACCTGCAGGTTGATTTGGTAAACTATATCTAAAGTTTCCGGAACCAACAGCAGTTGTTCCAAATCCCACAATTCTTGTCTTTACAACTACATCTTGATCAGATTGATTATCGTAAGTCAAGTTAACTGTGCCAGAGTCAATATATGCATCAAAAGATCCTAATAAATTTAATGACCTAGAAATTTCTTCGGTGTCAAAGTAGAATTCTGAAGTAGATACATCAGTTCCATTATGCGTTAAGTATACTTCAACAAAATTTGACTCTCTAGAGGATTCTTCATACACTAATGCATTTACATGCAATGACTCAAATTTATCAGTAGCGAAACCAATAACAATACTTGAAGTTCCGATAGAAACTTCTTGACTACGAGATGTTAAGTCTATAAGTCCAATAGATGTTGTTCCAAGACCAACTATTTGATTATCAAACTTTTTATCGATATATTTAATATCATACTCAGTGTCAAATGCATCTTTGGGAGTAAATCTAATATAAGTATCCCCAAATTCATCATCTTCTAATGAAAAATCTCCATATTGCTCCCCGTCAATTGCAGTTAATCCAGATCCTACATTAACTAATGATTGTTTTTCTAAAATACCGATATTTCCACTTATAGGATTTTTTACATAAATTAAACTTGTCAATTGAACTTGATTTTTTTCACTTACATCAGATACTTTAAACAAGTAATTATTGTAAGATGTAGAATTATCAACTTTAATAAGATCTACGAAATTAAAAGGTTCATCATTAGAATTCGAGAATTGATCTTGAATATTATCTACTTTTAAAACAATGTTTGATGTAGATTCGTTGTAATTTGTTAAATTTTTATTTTTTAATTTTAAAAATTTAGATCTATTGTTAACTAGATCTAAATCCACATCTGTTACAAAATCAAAGATATTGATAGTGTCAACTCTATTTTCAGAGATAAAATCTTTAATTATTGTAGTTGTATCAAAAGTAGTTTTAATTCCAATTTTTTCATCTTCATCAGACATTACTACAGTGTCTGAGAAGTTTTTGATTCCTATTGAGTGAACTAAACTATTGATAGGTGTTCTTATATCTTTCCATTGCTGTTTACTACTAATAGAATATGATAAATTTTGATAATAATCATTGTCAGATAGAACTTGATAATCTTTACTAAGTTTTCCGGTTTCTTTATTCCAACCCTCATCTTTTCTATTAGAGAATTTAATTTCATAAAATCCTTCGTAATTTGTCAAAGATTCAATGGTTGCAATATTTCCTGACACAGTTCCTTCAATTTTATTTCCAACTGAAAGAGTATGTGATCCAAATACCTCTAATGAATTAGTATCAACAGAAGTTACTTCTAGATCAATTATTTCATCATTAATTGAAAGTTTTTCTCCAATCTCAAAACTTGATGGTGCTAATGATATTGAAAATGTGGGGTAATTATTTTTTGATACAATTGTTCCAAAAGAATCTTGAACGGTTTTTGCAATTCCCGTATTTCCTGTATCTGTTCCTAATCCAGAAATACTAATAGTTACTTGATCATCATTGAGACCAGGTTGGAATTTATTTTCATAATTTGTGACAGTAAAGAATTTGTATCCATAATCTCTAGAATTAAATCCATCACCATTTGTTCCAAATTTTTCGATTCCCTCAACAAAAACATCTTCACCGACTACAAAAACATCCGTAGAAAAACCGGAGAGTGGTGTAGTCAAAATACATGTAAAAATACCAGTGTTTGAAGATTGAACTTGCTTAACACTAATTCCGTTAGTATTATTAATTGCAAAAAGTTCAGCCGATTGATCAGATATACCTTTTGGAGAAACTTCAATTTCTAATTTGGTAATTGAATTTCCTGTCAGTTCCGGAACAATTACTCCATTATCTATTATCTCTCTAGTATCATTATTAACAAGAACTATTTGAGGTGCAGAAACATATCCAGACCCACCAGAAACTATAGTTGCAATTCCAATTGTATTAGAATCTTTTAATCTAATTTTAGGTGATATGAAAGCTTCTGGTTGTAAAGTTTTATCCGAAGAATATTCAAATCCTTCATTAATAATTCTAGTATTTTTAATTAAACCAATATTATCAGAATTTAAGGAAACAGATAAATTTTTTCCGGAAGCAGAATTTACCCTTGAAAGAGAAGGTAACTTTTTATATCCAGATCCTCCAGATAATAAATGTATTTTACTTGCTGGACCAGATGCACTTAATGAGGTAGTAGTATATTCCAAATTATCGCATTCTGTAGATGCATAGGATAATTTTTCTGGCAGTTTCTGTAAAGAAATTTGAAAATCTGTTGTTGAAACACCAGAAATGGTATAAGTTTGATTATATGAACTATCCACAAATAAAATTTCAGAATAATTACTTACACTAGTATCGGAAGAACTGATAAATCCGGATTGTTCTAAAGAATAATAAAGTTTTCTTGGCAGTTCAGAACTATTTTTTATTGTAAACGTTGCATTAGAAGATCCTATTGTTCCAGAACTTTCTAAATTAAAGACACTTGTAGATCCGGTAGAAACGAATTCATTATTGAAATCTTGATCATAATAAACTTTAAACTCATATCCAGACAAAGAAGAGTCTGACAAATCAAATACTAAATTATTATTTTTTACAGATTCTATTCTAGGATTAATTAAAGAAATATTTTGAGATGATCCTCCGGTAGATGCAAAACTTACAACTATTGGTGGATTGCTTGTAGAATTAATTAATGTCTCACTTAATTTAATAATATCTGAATTAACTTTATAAACATAATATGAACCTGTTTGTAAACCAGAAATAGTTTCAGAAGTTCCAGGTTCTGCATAATAATGTACTTTATCTCCAGTATTTAAATTATGAGAAGTAATTGAAATTTGATCTGTGGACGAACTTACCGATAAAGAAGAAAATCCTATTGGATTAATTTGAAGATTTCCTGTTAAAGAATTTCTACTTACTTTAACAGCAGTAGAAGTTCCAATACCAACAGAGAGATTTGATTTTACACTTAAGGAAATTTTATCCCCAGCATTTAATTCATGTGCTGTTGATATGGAGACAGTAGATATAATTTTTTCAACTTTTGCAGTCTGCTGATCAAAATTACTTTCAAAATAATATTCATCATTATCATCACCATTATTTGTAAAATAAACTTCGTCAGAAGTTCTAGTAGTTTTTATACCAATTGTACTAGGTGACTTATTTACGGCAAAAATAGTTGTTGGTAAGTCAAATGGTGTTCCTTCTGGTGAAGTTGAAATAGAAATGGCGTTATTTCCATTTGAATTGAAAGTAAGTTTTTGATTAGTTTGGAAAGGATGATCTTCTAAACTAATTCTTTGTGTAGGAATAGATCCTATGATTGTTTCATTTCCAAATGCAAATGACGTTGAATATCCAACACCTGACGTTGTACCGACTCCAACAGACTCTTTTGGATTAAAGTAAACTCTATCATCGGGTTTTGAATCAAAATAATCGAGTTTTTTATCTATTGTAAATGTTTTTGTTTTAAAAGATACTGCCGTTCCAGCAGTATGTGAAATTCCAGAATTGCCTCTTTTAACTCTAAAAACATTCTTATTTTGGTATACATTCAATATTTCTAAAGTTTCTGTTCCAATACTAATACTGCTACCAACTGAAACTCCGGGTGGTATTTGTGTTACATAAATTTCAGTTGTTGCTCCAGTTGTTCCAATTTCTGTTGTCAATCCAGAATTTGGAATAGTTGAAACATTAATTTTAAAATAATTATTCAGATTAGTAAGTTGAGAAGTGCTAAATCCAGATATAGTAACATAATCATCATCGGATAAATTATGGAAAGGTGATATAGTTGCTGTTATTTTTCCATCATTTCTCCAAGTAAATAAAGCATTATCATAAACTTCATTAGAAGTATTAATATTATCGATAGTTTTGCCTTTTAATGAAGATATTTTAGCAGAAACTCCTCCACCATTTGTATCAGTATTATTAAAAATCAAATTATCATTTATTTTATAATTTTCTCCAGAATTAACAATTTCTATAGAAGAAATAGATCCTTGTTGAACCGATTCAATAGAAATTTTCTGTCGTTTAATTTCATTGCTTTCAATGATAAAATCATTGTCCGCATTTAATTCTGAAGTTTTATATGGTAGAGTGTTTCTGGAAAGAGATGAATTATTAAAATCAAATTCTTGATTTAAAGTTTGATTTTGTTTAATAGTATTTGATCTAAAAGTATTTCCAATAAAGTATGGGAACTGTGGTTTTTTTGTAGTAGGATTTATAGTTGCATGATATGCATACACTCCATTTGGAAAATCTTTTGTTTTTGCAAATCTTCCGTTATTTCTATCAAGATCTCCATTTTGACCAGTATACTTATAATCCTCAACAAAAAATCCACTAGAAAATCCAACTGGTCTATCTTCTACATTTGATATATCAAGTTCATATCCAGTTATCATTGTTTTGATTCCTGAATTTACATTTTCAGGATTTGGAGATGCATATGAACCATAAATTGGATTTCCATCATATGCCCATCCAATAATTTCTGACAAAGAATTTTCATCATCTTCAAAAGATGATCTCAATGTTTCAAAATAATTTAATATTGAATATGATAATTCATTATCATTATCTTTTAATAATTCGTTTTGTTGTGTAGATAATTTTGATAATTTTTCAACTTGATTTACTGTAAGTGATCTTATAGACGCATCTATAATTGCTCCTTTCCCTGATGGAATAATTTTAATAGAACTTGATGTAGAATATCCAATTCCAGCATTAAGTATTTTTACGTCATCAATTTTTTCATTAACAACTACCGCTCTTAATTTAGCACCAGTTCCAGATCCTGTTGGATCAAATACCACTAAGTCTGGAACTGAAAAATACTCAGATCCTCCAAATTGTAAATTAACTTCACTAACAGATCCATTTACTATAACAGGTTTTAAATTTGCATCTTTTCCATTTTTAAATGTAAAGGATGGTTTTTTCTCAACATTTAAAATATTTGATCCATATCCAGTTCCCTCTTCATAGAGATAAATTTGCTCAATTTCTCCTTTAATGATTGGAGTAGCAACTATGGATTGTGACTGTGTTGTTGTTCCCAATCCAACGGATGTGAATTGTACTGATGCTTGTATATCAGGATATTTAAATTGGTGAGAATCAGTTCCTGCAGAATTCAAGTGTACAAATTTATTTTGCTCATAATTTGTAGAAATTGTTCCTCCAATACCGGCATCAGATAATCTAAAAGAATTGTCATCATTTTTCAAAATATAATATTGATTAGTTGTTGTTAATCCGGATATAGGGGACCCTGTTGAGGAGTATTCGACTATTTCACCGTCAGAAAACCCATGATCTACAAAATTAATTAAATTATCAGGTACAGAAATTCCTGAAGATTTTACTAAAAGTTTTCTATTTGTAAATTTTCCTCCATCTAAAATTTTTATCTCGGAAATTGTATTACCTTCGTTTAAAGATGCAAATTTTTGTATACCATTTAAAGATGAAGATTCAAAAGAAATTGTGTTAATTCCGGATTGAAAATCAGTAAATGTATTGAATAAACTAATAGTAGTATTATTATCTACCTTTGCAAAATAATTGGAACCATCAATTAGTGTAGATACTCCCAATCCAATAGTAATATTTTCATTGCCATTATTTCTATAAGTAATTTCTTCACCATTGAGAAAATTGTGATTGCTTAAAAATGTAATTTGTGGACTGGTTGTACTTATACCACCACCATCGGTAGTTCTCCTTGCATCAAATAATACCTCTCTTCTTCTAACATTTAAAATAGGTTCAAATGATCCACCAGATCCATTTCCTCCGGTAACATTAACTGACAATACTTCTTTAATATTAAAATCTTGATTGTCTATAAAAATATTTTCAATAGTTCCGGTAATTACTGGTTGAATTAATGCAGTGACTCCAATTCCATTAGAAACTTCAATAGATGGTGGACTAATGACATCAAAACCAGATCCTCGATTTAAAATGTTAATTTTTTTAAGAGGTCCAAAATAAATTTTGTCAAAAGTTTTGTAATTTGATATTTCAACACCATTGATTAACATTCCAATTTTTCCTGGATTTGTTATCTCTCCAGTTCCATTTTGAATATTTGGTTCTAGTGAAAATTTCTTTAAAACCTTTTCTGGATTTATTATTTCAGATCTTTGAGAATATAGAATGAAAGTATGAGTTTCTAAAGTAGAGGTCGAAGATTCAAATTGAACGCAATTAGAATCTGAATTTAAAAATGTTGGAGATGTAAAAAGTTTTATTTTTTTAGGATTAGTAGATGAAATTTTTACATAATAAAACTTTTCTGATAATCCTATGAGAGGTGTCCCAGATGCCTTGTATTCAATCTTTTCTCCATTTATGAATGGAACATCACTATCAAACAAAATGGAGGTAAAGAGCTCTGTTGAAGAATCTTTATCTTCAAGACTTCCCCCATTTGATGAAATACTAATAGAATTTAGTTCTTTAGTTATTTGATAAGCATAAGAATTTGAATTTCCATTTCCCCAAGAAGGAAGTGAATTTGAAGCTACGTATGCAAAATTATCATTATCAAGATAAACATTTTGAACATCGGAAATAATTGAATTATTTCCATATTTGAAATTGACTGTGGAACTATTTGCTTTATTAATTTTCCTTCTTAACTTATAATTTCCACTTACTTTTGGAGAAAAAGAACTTAAATTTCCTATTGATATTATTTTTGATCCATAATCAATATCAGAATTAATAAAAGGTAAATCTGAAGTAGAAGTTGGGTAGATAACAGTATTATTGGAGATATCAACAAATTCTACAAGATCTCCCCTTTTAAATTGAGATCTATCAACAGTTGTCTTTAGATTGACTTCTGTAATGCCGGTTAACACATCATTAATTGGAGTTTCTCCAGTAAATGATGAAATATTGACTGAAGAACTAGTATTGTAAATCCAAGAATTTGCAAATATTTCTTTATATGTTTTATTTTGCTCTGGATTTTTTATTAAAGTACCAACATTTTTTACTGTTATAATTTGTCCCTCATCAACAGAAATTGATTTGGATTTTTGAACAAAATTTGACAGTACCCCTGTTAATCTAAGAACTACTTTATTTTCAATATTACCATTTTCATAGGAAAAATAAGTGTCATTAGAAAAAATGCTATCGGAAGCAGAAATGGGTGAATTAATTCCAGAACATCCTAAAAACTGATTTATACTTTTCTCAGTATAATTGATAGTGTTATTACCAGAATATATTGTTCCTTTTTGTCCAAATCCAATTGTAGAATCTACAGATATAACTGATGATCCAATACTTACATTTTCTAAACTTTTAGAATTTGGTGTAATTACAAAATTTCCTTTAACATTATTGTTGTCACTAAATCCAACAAACAATCCAATTTTAAAATATTGTTTTTGATTTCTTGTAAATGGTTCTACTGAAGATACTGAAGCATTTGTTTCTTCGTCGGTAGTCCTAGTTAATGTTTGTCCAACTATTTTTGTTGGATCACCACTTATTACTTCGGCTACACATACTTCCCTTCTAATAAATTCGGCATCTGAAGGTTTAATTAAATAATCTTCAAGATTAATTAATTTGGGAGTTTCTCCATATAATACATTAAATAAAATTCTAAAGGAATCGTCAGTTCCTTTCGATTCATAAAAAGATCTAGATTCTTTTATAAAGTTTCCTACGTTAATTTTTGAATCAAAAACTCTATCTTCAAATCCAGGAGTATATGTGAATTTAATTTTTTTATAAAATTCATTTAAGAATAAAGAACTTAGATTTTGAATATTTGATTCTGATGTATGAGAAGACGCTGTTGTTGTAGAAAATACTAATTCTTCTTCATTTAAATCTTGATGGTAACTGGTAATACCACTAAATCCGCGAACGCACCCAGTAAATGTATTTGTAGTAAGTCCAGTATATGTAATAACTTCATCATCAATTTTCAATAAACCATATTGACTTGGGAATCCTTTAGTGCTAGAAACCGAAATAACATCACTAGATGCAGTAATATCTTCAGATAAACTTGTTGATCCTACAATAACTTCCGGAGTAAGATTATCTACCTTTAAATATTGATCTAGATTTTCTGCAACATCAACTGGACCCCCCTGATATTCTTGGGAAATATAATATTGCTTCAGAAAATCTAATGTCTTAGGACTTTCGTCCAAGACATACTCTGGCAATTGATTTGAAACTATATTCTGAATCTTGACTCTAGATTCAATTCCAGTTTGTATCATATTACTCTCTGATTAAACTTCCGTTAGAATAACTTGATGTGTAGAACTCTCTACTGAAGACAGTACCTGATATTTCATCTCCAGATGAAATAACATCTTTAATCATATTTATTTTAGTTTTTGAAAGATCAAAATTCAAATAAAGATCTCTCAGACCGACCACATCATTAGATTCTGGAAAAGCTTGTATTTCTATAACATTATTTGGTTTTACGGTTGATACTATATTCACTGTTCCCAAATTTACCTCACCTTTTACATAATCGACCGTTCCCGCAGATTTGGCAATAACTCTTACAGATCCATCTGGCAAGTTTTTGACAATAGATACAATTCCCGTTTTTTTATCTGCATTTGGAACATCAGTTAGATAAACGATATCATTTTCTCCTTCAATTCTAAATCCAGTAGATTTAATATTTTTACCTTCTTCAGAAACATGGAATTGATTTCCAAAACATAATTCATATTGAGAAAATTGATTCAATAAAGCAAATAAATTTCTTCTTATTTTAACTCTTGTAATGTTAGATGTAATTGAAGTATCCGTATCATCAATTGTCCTAAGAACCTTACTATATCTAAATCTACCTCCAAATTTATTTAAATCGCTAGACTTTGAATAAATTGTAAGTGAATTTGATATTTTTGTTTTCAAATCACTGGGTGTTGTAACCATAGAGTCATTAAAATATACAAATGAATCCAATTCAATATATAAAAGTTTTAAATCTACAATTTTTTGATTTATACCAGAAATTGAATATTGTTTCAACTGTGATAAAATTCTTGTTTTATTAAAATCAGATATTAAAAAACCATTTTTTGGTTTAATTGAAATTTGTACAGTTCCAAATTCTGGTGGTTCCAATTCTTCACCACCAACAACAGAGACAGATTCTGTATCAGAATATATTGTTTTTATAATTGATTCATAATCACGTCCGGTCACTGCTCTGTTCTGTGAAGAATATATTCTTGGAGCAAAATATTTAATAGAATCTATAGATTCTATATCTCCACCATTTTGAGACTTTTGTGTTGTGATAACTGTAAATGGATTTGGTGTTTTTACTTTGCCATCACCATCAACTATTCTTCCAGAAAATGCAAATCTATTAGCATCATTCCCGTCTTTTCCATCTGTAACAAGATAGTTTACCGTAATAATTTGACCACTTTCTAATTTTTTTCCTATTAATCCATCACCAAATAACAATTCATATTTTTCATCCTGTATTTCTTGTATTAGAAATATATTTGATGATCCGGTTACATTTACAATATTATCAATTAACTTATACTCCACTCCTAATCCAGAATCACCCTCTTTTTTTACATATACTTTTATAGTAGACGTATCTATAAAAGAATTATTAAGTACAAACCTTTGGTCCAATGAAGAATCTACTACAAATTCCTTTTCAAGAAACGTTCCCTGCAATATTTCAACATTATCAAAAGTAGATGTCCTTCTATTTACTGGTGTTCCATCAGTGTTTAAATCTGTTATACTTGTAGGTTTTTGTATATCCTCCATTATTGAATATGTGTAGGAACTATCATCAGAACTTCCTACACATACTAATCCTTTTTTCAATACAAAAGTGGCAGATTCAGTTCCCTCAACTTCTACTGTAAAACTCACAGATGCCTTTGCAGCAGTCCTAGAGCGGGGAACATACCCAATGTTCCTTGCAAGGGATACAACGTTCTCACGGAGGGTTGCAGAGTCCAAGAAGGACTCATTTACAACCATGTTTGAATTAAATGCGGTTATATATGTGTTATATGCGAGAG